CCAGGAGTATAAGTGCTTGCTCCAGCAAACATTGCCCAAAGAACTTCCTCTACTCCATGGTTTTGATCGGGATCTGGGACTGCATCAAGAGTAGGTCTAGCATAAGTACTAAAACTCCACTCTACTGGAGCTAAGCTATCATTAAAAAGCAATCTTCCTCGTCTTGAAGTTGCTCCAGCCTCATTTACTGTAATCTCAGAAGCATTAATTGCTTGAGAAAAAGAAAAACCATCAAGAACTGGAACTTCCCAGCGGGAACTATTAGAAGGGTCTTCTACAACCACCCTTACGTCTCTTGTAAATTGTAACGCCATGTGTATTCTCCAAAGAGATTTTATCTCTTCTTAACCTTAGTATCGGACCTCGCAAACGATTTCACCAACACCTAAAGGTTCTAATGCGCCTTCGTCAGTATCTAAACTTACTATTGTAAGTTGTTGTACTTTTTGCGCGTTTCCATCTTGATCTGTATAAGATAGAGCCGAGTTATCCTCTATCACAGTCTCAACATCTTCAAATAATTTTTCAAGTGCAAAATTTGCATTTTCCTCTTGAACATAAATACGGAGAGTAAGAGTCATAAATCTATCTTTATAACCCCCTCCTTGATAGTCTCTAGTTTCCGAACCTGCACTAATATGTACAGCGGGAAAGTCTTGTACTTCATCCCAAAAAAGTAATTTTGGCTCTACGTTATTATATAAATTTGACCTAAAAGGGAAATTACCATTTATTAATTTAATCTTGTCTACTAAAGCGGAAACAATGGCCATCCTTCTAGATGTATAAGTTCTATTAGCCATTACATTCTCCTAGTAAAAAATCTTCCGATTAAAACTTCCGATGCGATTTCTCTGATAGACCTGTCTATTATTTTTCTTGGATCTCGGTCTTCGCTAGCCCAAGGTCTTTTTCCCGCACCTTGCTCAAAAATTTGATAAGGTGTTTTATCATAAGTGTATCCAATACTTGGAAAACCTTTAGGAGTTGTAGAAATATCTGTAATTCTAACACTACTCGCAAATCTTCCTGTTCTATTAACAAGTCCTGGAGATTTCATGTTTTTCCGTACAGTTGTTTGTATTTTCTGCTGTAGAATAGTTTGTAAAGCTAAAAGTTGTTGTGCATTATTTCTCGCAGTAGGACTTTTCTTCTTCTGCTTTTGACCTTTTTTAGTAGAAGCGGCGACCGAAATAGCTCGACTAGTGTCCTGTATACTATAGTCTGTAGTTGTTTTTTTAGGTTTTTTAAGTTTTCCTACCACTCTCGCATTGGTAGCTTTTGACAGAATTCCTTTTACAACTTTATATTCTGCCTCTTCAGTTTTTTTCTGTCGAGGGGTTTTACTTCCTTCCTGGTCTGCAAAGCCTTTTCTTATGATGTAATCTTGTAATTTACTCTCTAATTTGGGACGAATTTTGGAAAAATCCGTCTTTTCTTTTTTAGAATTTTTAACTCTACTGTCTACATCTATCTCTACAAAACCCTTCAGATTTCCGTCTAGTTTATACCTAACTTTAAGGCCGGGATACTCTTCTCTAAAACTTTTATATTCTACACTATTTATAAATCCCGAGAAATTATCTGTCTCCGCTAAAACATTCATTAAGGATGCGAAACGAGCCACGCCAACTGTAGTATTTGCTCTATGCAACCTTTGAGTTTCTGATTTAAAAACTACACCGTCGACTTGGTTTCTGCTTCCGCCTCTCGCCGTTAAAATTTTTGTGATATGTTTAAATCCTGCATCTTTTAATATTTTAAAAGGTTTTTTTATAAATCTGCTTTGATCAAAATACACATTTGCAGTGGTACTTTTTTTACCAACACTATAAGTAGCATTGGTTCTAGGTCTTTCAATGTGTTTTTTTAATGCGACTATTGCAGCAGTAGCAGCATCTACAAATACCTTGTCCTCTAGATCGGGGGAGCCTTCACCCCTACTTCGTTCGTAACCATCTCTAAAAGCTCTTACTAACCCTTGACGAGTTACTCTTACTCTCTGTCTATTACTATCTACACCTTTACGAATGCTTTTATCATCAATAGAGTTCAATGCTTCTTTAAGCATTTTTTGAACCATTGCCTTACTCATGAAATCCTATACATATCTAAAACTCTTCGTATGTGGTCGGGAAATCCCGGGTCATTACGAATTGCAGAGCTTCCTGCCCCTTCACGAGTAGCTGAACCAATACTTTGTCTTTCTTTCTGCTCGTTTAAGTGATAATAAGTAATAATATCAGCAACAGCAAGCTCTAAATCAACGGGTACCGAAACATATCCCGCTAAATAAGTGACTTTTACTGCTCCCACTCCATGAGGCCAGTTTTTATATTTTCCACTCTCTTGAGTTCGGAAAATAGAATCTGATGTGGCATCTAAATACCATGAGTATTCTGGAGGAGTTCCTCCTCCATTAGAAAAAAGCTCAATATAATCAGAAGCTTGACCTGATCTTTCATATACATTTGTTATACTAATAACAGGGCTATATTTCAATTGAACAGTATAAGTGTCCCATTGAATATCAAATAGCTCCGTATATCCTGGTGAAGTTGCGTAAGTATCAAACTCAGAGTTACAATAAGTACGGACAAGCTGACTTACACTCGTAATTAGCTTCTCAAACTTTTCGTCAAACTGAGTAGAGTTTATACCCTCCAGCAATTTATAGTCATCTAATGTAATTAAATCTGCCATTTATTTTCCAAAAAGGCTTGGGAGCCCGAAGGCTCCCATCCTAATATTACCAAGCGTGAGCAACAACCTGACCAGCTGCACTAAACATCTGGTCGAAACCACGACGCTGAGTAGCAACTAATACACGACGTTGATTTTCAACATCATAATCAGATTCAACAGTTACACCACGGAGAACAGGTACTAAGAAGTTACGAGTATTAACAGCAATACCCCAAACCTTATTAGCAGTCTTTCCACCGGTAAATTCGTCACAAACGATAATTGGTGAGCCATAAGCCTGACCAATTTCACCTGAAATCTTAGTAGCACGATCACTACCGACCAAGTTTACATCTTGGAATTCAGGATCATCTAACATGTCATAGTACGCATCCAAGGATACGATATACACTACATCACTAGGACGACGACCATATTTACCCATTGCTTGACGCATGTTCAACAATTGAGCAGTAGTAGCAGTTACAGAAGCTGCACCAGCAGAAACACCGGCATCCAGTACTTTGCTATCGTCGGTAGCAATCTTAATCAAACCATTTTGACCACCAGCATTTACTACTTCTGAAGAGCCTGCCTGAAGAATTGAATGCTCAATAGCACGTGCATGTGCACGAACCATAGCTTCACGAATTAAAGGAAGAATAGGCATAATTGCATCTTCTTCAGTTTCATTAGCCATGAAAGACTTAGAAACGAGCTTTTCAACGGTCAATACTTTAGTGCCTAAAGTAACACCTGCGTTGGCGCCTGGAGAGGCTTCATCACGTGAACCTAAGTTACCTTTAGGGTTAACGCTAGCACCAGTGCCGGCAGCATTAGCGCTTAACCATTCTGCGTAACCTGCATCAGGCATAGTTGGGATAACCATTGAAGCAGCGTTCATCTGAATCTTACGGAAAAGAGGATCGAGAACAAGCTCGAGCTCAATATCACGCTCAATCGCAGTAGAAACGGTAGTTTCAAAATCTTCGTTCGTAGAACTAGGAAGCTGTACGCCTGCGTTAGCATTCGTAGCTTTTTCAAGGATAGAACGGCCAAAACGAGTTCCTTCCAAGCCTTTGTTAGTAACTACACCAAGAATATGTGCATTTACCATGTCTTCTTCTGAAAAAGAGGATTTTTCGCTACGATCAGCGAATACACGCTTGCTCTGACGCATTTTCTCAATTTCTTCGGCTTTTTCTTTTAGTTCATTTTGCAACGAACCAACAACTTGTTCAAAATTAGCATCTTTTTCAGCAAGTTTTGCTTCAACGTCAGCCATTAATTTTTCTGCACCACTGGTTACAGCGGTTACAATGCGAGCTTCTTCAGCATTTTTCTGAGCTTCGGCTTCTTCAGCAGCTTTTTGTTCTGCTTCCAATCGCGTTTGCTCTTCTGCCTTGCGCTCAGCTTCTTTCATTGCCATTGCAGTTGCGGTCTTTTCGACAGCAGCAGCCACAATCGCATCGATATCGATATCACTCATAGTTTTCTCCTGTACTTCGACTTGTGATAAGTCTTTAGGCATTGATTCGGTTTCGGAATGTTTTTCAAATTCAACTGTTACTTTGTCTTCAGTCTCCTGAACACTAATAACATGCTTTTCTTCCACGGAATCTTCGGTTTTGAAAGATTTCTTGAATTCTTCATACTCAGACTCTGAGTTAAAAGATTTAGCAAGAGAAAAGGTTGCAGCTTGGTTAGCAGGAACCGTTACTACTGAAACTTCCAGTAATTCTGCGTCCTTTATCTTATATCCATCGGTTTCGGTCATGTACTCCGCATCCTTGACTCGAAACCCGACTGAAAAAGCTCCAAGGACACCTTCTTTAATTAATTCACCTACGTGACCAGCAGATTTAGCAATTTTTGCTTTTAACTGCAGACCATTATCGTTAGTAC